TGAAAATGAATTTTTGGGAACTTAGGGCTTTTAAAATGAAAAAATAAAAGGATTCTTTTATGGGTGTTATAGATCTGGACACGGCCCAAACTATGCTTGATTTGTGGGTGGCGGCCGGTCAGGCAGTATCAAGAAGTCAATCTTACACAATCGGCAGTAAAACCTTTACCCGGTCCGACGCGGCCACGATTGAAGCCAATATAAACAAATATAATAGTTTGGTTTCAAAATTGACCCGGGGCGGCGGCGTAAGGTTGACAGGGGCGACGCCATGTTAAAACCGCCGAAAGTCAAACAAAATCTATCTGATAAAAATCTAATTGATAAAATTGTGAATGTTTTTGCGCCTGTCCATGGGATCCGGCGCGCCCGGGCCAGAATGACGCTTGCATTTTTAAATTCATACGACGGGGCCAGTAAAACCCGGCGGGCGCTTAAGCAATGGGCAACCATGGGCAATGATGCGGATTCCGATATTTTAGGGGATCTTGAAACCTTGCGGGAACGGTCCCGGGATTTGGGGCGCAATAATCCTTTGGCCGTCGGCGCCTTAAAAACCAAATTAACCCATGTCGTCGGGACGGGTATGCGATTACAAGCCCGCATTGATCGGGATATTTTGGGATATACCGACGAAGCGGCCGACGCCTGGGAAGCAACGACACAAAGGGAATGGCGGCTTTTTTGGGATTCCAAAGACGTTGACCTTGCCAGAACTTTGACCGGGACCGGTCTTTTAAGGATGGCATACAGCCAGGAAAAAGCAAACGGCGACGTTTTTATTTTGTTGCCCAGGGTCAAACGGCCCGGGGTCCCTTATGATTTATGTTTGCAAATCATTGAAGCCGACCGGGTTTGTAATAAGGATAACGAAACCGACACGGCAAAGCTTTCCGGTGGTATTGAAAAAGATCAATACGGCGCGCCGGAAAATTATCATATCTTAAAACGGCATCCCGGCAGCATTGCAGCGCCCGGCGAAGATTGGGAAATTATCAAAGCCTTTGGGGAAAAAACCGGCTTAAGAAATATTCTGCATTTATATAATCCGACCCGGCCCGGGCAAAGCCGGGGGGTTCCGGATCTGGCGCCGGTTATTGAACTTTTTAAACAATTGGGCCGGTATTCAGACGCCGAAGTCATGGCCGCGGTCATATCCAGTTATTTTACCATTTTTATTGAAAGCGACACGCCGGTTGGCGGGTTTGACTATTCTAATATTGGCGGGGAAACAAACGCCGCGGCCGCTGATAAAGATTATAAAATGGGGCCGGGCATGATCGTGGAAATGGAAGGCGGCGACAAGGTCCACGACGCAAACCCCGGGCGACCCAATGCGAATTTTGATCCCTTTGTTTTAGCCATTATGCGCCAGATCGGCGCGGCCCTGGAAATCCCTTTTGAGATTTTGATCAAGCATTTTACAAAATCATATTCAGCGGCCCGGGCGTCCCTGCTTGAATTTTTCCGATATGTCACAACGGAACGAAAATTTTTAACCGACAATTTTTTAAAGCCTGTTTATGAAATCTGGATGTATGAAGCCGTCGCGACCGGGCGGATATCCGCGCCGGGTTTTTTTAATGATCCCGCTTTAAAAGCGGCATATCTCAACGCGGATTTTATCGGCACAACAAAGGGCCAAATTGATGAACTAAAAGAAGTTAAAGCGGCCAAAGCCAGGATCGACGCCAAACTTTCCACGCTTGAACAGGAAACAACGGAATTGACCGGCCAGGATTGGGAAAAGAACCATACCCAACAGGTCAAGGAACGCAAAAAACAAATCAAGGACGGATTAATTGAAGGGGACGAACCAGATGAAGAATAAAATTAAAAATGATTATGAAATCAGAAATCAAAGCGGATCGGACACGGCGGAATTAATGCTTTATGGAATTGTCGGCGACTATTGGGACGATTTGGACGCGGGGGATATTGTGCGGGACTTAAAACGCCTTGAGGTTTCAAACATCATTGTCCGTATTTATTCCGACGGCGGTTCTGTTTTTGCCGGTCTTGCCATTTACAACGCCCTTAAAAATCATACCGCAAAAATTACGGTGATTGTTGACAGCCTGGCAGCAAGCATTGCGTCGGTTATTGCCATGGCAGGAAGGGTCATTATGCCCGAAAACGCTTTTATGATGATCCACAATCCTTCCGGCGGCGCCTGGGGCGAATCAAGCGTGATGCGCAAAATGGCGGAAGTTCTGGACAAAATCAAGTCAAGCTTGATCGGGGTCTATATCGACAAAACCGGGATTGAAGAAAAAAGCCTTGAAGACATGATGGACGCCGAAACCTGGATGACAGCAAATGAAGCCTTGGACCTTGGATTTTGTGACGAAATACAAGGGCAAACGGATCCACAGAATTTTAACGATAAATTTTTTAACAGGATCGAAAATTTTAAAAATGTTCCGGATCAAATCAAACAAATGATCAGGGCAAACAAACCAGGGGCAAAGGCCCCTAAAGGAGCAACAAAAATGCCATTAACATTGGAAAAAGTCAAAAAAGAAAATCCGGACATTGCCAAAGCTTTGATGGAAGAAGGCGCAAAAAATGCCCGGGCCGAAGTCTTAACAGAAGGCGCCCAGGCTGAAACCGCCAGAATTTTGGACGTGTCGGCGCAGATCATCCCGGGACATGAAAAATTGATCAAAGATTTGATGTTTGACGGGAAAACAACCGGTCCCCAGGCCGCGGTTAAAGTATTGGCCGCTGAAAAAGAAATTCGAAACCAGGCCGGAAACGATCTGAATATTGACGGGGTCAAACCGGTTGCCCATGTCGCGGCCGACGACGTGACCACGGATAAAAAAGACCTGCCCGCAACGCTTGAAAACTGCAAGGCGGAATATGAGAAAAGCGCGGAACTTCAGGCCGATTTTGAAGACCATGAAAGTTATCACGCGTACCGGGTCGCCATGGAAAATGGCCGGGTCAAGGTGCGCGGCAAATAGGCGGCCTTTAAACCGGCAGCTTTTAAACCAGGAAAAAAAAATAATTTTAATTTAGGAGAAATAAAAAAATGACAACTTTAGCAGCAGATACTCCAAGAACTTACGAAACCGGCGACCGGAACGAGTTTCCCGTGATTGCGTCCGATATTATTTATGAAGGGGCCGCCGTTGGAACGGTCAAAGCGACCGGCCACGCCAGGCCCTTGACAAGTGTTGACAAGTTCGCCGGGTTTGCCGAAGAAAAAGCGGATAATTCCGCCGGGGCCGCGGCCGCGATCAATGTTCGGACCAAAAAAAGCGGCGCTATCAAATTGGCCGTAACCGGCGCTGTAATTACCGACCTTAATTTGCCGGTTTATGCCCAGGACGACAATACGTTTTCATTTCTGAAAACGTCCGGCGTTTTTGTGGGTTATTCCCGCCGGTTTGTTTCATCTGGTTACATGATCGTTGAATTTGACGTTGACCGGTTGGTTGATCCTCATGCCGGTTTGACGGCTGAAAGTGTCGCGGCAAACAAAACTTTGGACGCGCTGGATACGGGCAAGGTTTTCTTTGTCACAGACGACGCCAAAGTTATCACATTACACGCGGTTGCCGGGTTCAAGGCCCGTATCGTAAACGCCGCGGCCTATGGAACGGTTGCGGTCAATGTGTCGCCCAATGCAAACGACGGGATCGGCGGGCCGGATCTGACAGCGGCCGACAACAAGGACGCCATTAATACCAAGACAACCGCACAACGCGGGGATTTTATCGACATTGAATATGGCGACGCAACAGGTTGGATCATTTCAAAATCGGCCGGTGTATGGGCGATTGAGGGTTAAAAGCAATTGGCCGGGAATTGACTAATGTTTAACCGGCAATTAGCCAGAAAATTAACCAGTAATTCATTATAATTTTTAAATAAAAGAGGTAAGAAAAATGGCAAAAAAAATCACAGAACGGCAAATCATTGGATGGTATTTCATGCAGCTTGCGGCCTTTGCCGGTATGGGCTGGATCAACGCAATTTCAAATTTTTTCAGGTCAGACCAGGCGATTGAAACCTATCCCTGGCTTACCATGTCCCCGGCAATGCGCGAGTGGATCGGTGGCAGAAATGCCAAAGGGTTTACAGAAAATTATTTACAGATCAAAAACAAACTCTATGAAGCAACCATAGAGTTTCTTGTGTCCGACCTGAAACGAGATAAAACCGGCCAGATCAGGGCCAGGATTGAAGAATTCGCAACCAAAGGGAATAGCCATTGGGCAAGCCTTTTGTCTACCTTGATTCTATCCGGTGCGGCAACGACCTGTTACGACGGGCAATACTTTTTTGATGATGATCACGAAGAAGGCGACAGCGGTTCGCAATCAAACGATTTGTCAATTGATATTTCAGCATTACCGGCAGTAAAGGGCGGATCTACCACGGCGCCCAGCGTCGAAGAAATGCAGCTTTGTATCATGCAAGCGATAACCGCAATTATGGGATTTAAGGACGACCAGGGCGAACCCATGAACGAGGACGCTTTGAAGTTTCTGGTTATGGTTCCAATGAGTTTATGGCAGAGCGCCGTCACGGCCGCGGCCACGCCTACACAGGTGGCGGCAAGCCAAACAGCCTTTGAAGGATTAAGACAGCAGGGCCTTGAAATTTCGGTTGTTCCAAATGCCCGGCTTTCAACCTGGACAGAATCGTTTGCAGTATTCAGGGCAGACGGCAAAATCAAGCCTTTGATCAGACAGGAAGAAAGCGACGTTGAATTGAAAGTCAAGGGGTATGGTTCTGAATTTGAATTTGACAACAATGCACATCAATACGGTATTGACGCGTCCCGAAATGTCGGTTTGGGCAGATGGCAAGGCGCTTGTCTGGTCACTATGACATAACGGCCGCCTGGCTATAATTAAATGATACCATTTTTAGCGCAGCTCCGGACGCCCTGGACAAAGTTTTGATACCAAAATGCCGCCCAGGGCGCCCAGGTCCGCAAACAAAATGATACCAAAAAACGGAGAATTAAAAAAATATGAAAGAATATATCACAACGGCGATTATCAGACTTGCCGCCGGTTTAATCGGTTTGACAGTCAAACAGGCGACACGCCGCCCGGGATGCCTGGGCGCGGTCAAGGGCAAAAAAGGCGTATTTGAAATTGTCCGGCCGGTTGAATTTAAAGCCGGTGAAACCATTTTGATTGATCCGGATAAAATGACTTTGGCGTCTTTGGAATTAACGCCCAAAGGCATTGAAATGGAAAAGGCTGAAAAAAAAGCCGCTGAAAAGGCGGCCGCTGAAAAGAAAAAAGCGGAAAAAGAAAAGGCCGAAAAGGCTGAAAAAGAAAAAGCCGCGGCGGCCCAGGTGATAGACGACGGGGACGTGACGGGATCCGGCGCGCCGGAAGTTGCCGCCATGGTAAAAATCTTGGGTTATGAGATAACCGCGGCCGAACGTAACACGGCATGGAAAGCCCTTTAATGACAACCTTTAAAGATGATATTGCCGACGATCTGGCCGATTTTTTCAATACGGATGAAATGGCGCAAACCGTAACCTATTCCGACGGGGTCACGCCCGCAGAAATTGCCGCCGATATTGATTATACCATACCGGGCAAAGATCCCGGCGATTATGCTTTAATCCGCGTTAAAAAATCCGATGTTTCAAACCCTGATTATCGTCATACGTTTACCATTGATAGTGTTGTATGGACGGTTTTTTCCGACAAAAAAAGGGGTCTTGAAATAAAAGATGACGGCCAGGTTTTGACAATCCCAATTTCAAAAAATGAGGGGTTTATACAATGGCGGCCATAAACACGATCGTTGAAAATATAACGGCGGCCCTGGCCGCTGATGCAACCTTGACCAGTTGGGCGACCACGGCATACGGCCGGGACGTGTCAGTTTTGGAAAATTGCGATCCCAGGAACGCGCCAAAACAAGCGGATTGTCCTTTGATAATCGTCTATCCGGCAAGCAAGATCACAGGCGCGGGCCAGGCGGCAAAAAGCCATGTCGTTGAAGTGTCTTGCGGGGTTTATGACGCAACAAAGTTGACAACCGCCGCCGGAGTGGTCCGGTTTGTCGGCGGCCGCAATGTTGAAATTATGCGCGGGTATGCGGTTGACGTCATAGAGGACAATATACCCGAAAATACCGAAATTCATTCCATCATATCAGATTATAACCCGATTGATTATTTCCCTTATGTGTCAATCAATATGCAAATTGTAATTAACCAGGGCCAATATATTGGACCTGCTTCAAATCCATTTGAATAAAAAGGAGTAAAAAGAAAATGACAATCCAAACAGGCGCCCAGGCAAGTGTTTTAATCGGTGTAGAATCGGCCTTTAAAACAATCGCAACGGCCGGTTTTGTAATGCAGATCAATAGTTCAAGCGTTAAAAGTACCAGATCCCAGGAAACGCCAAAAACCATACGCGGGGATTTAAACCCGCCCGAACCGTTTTCCGGCAATATTGACGTCGCCGGTAAAATTGTGGTCCCGGTTGATTCCATTGCCTTCTGGTATTGGTTACAATTGGCTTTAGGCGATCCGACAACGACGGGGTCCGGTCCATATGTTCATACGTTTAAGGCCGGGACCACGCGCAGCAGTTTTACCCTTGAATATCAGTTTACAGAATTGGGGACCAGTAAATATTTTCAATATACAGGGTGCAAGGTCGCGGGAATGTCTTTTTCCGCCGGTGTTGAAGGCGAACTTCTGGCGACTTTTGACGTCGTCGGCGCCGTTGAAACCATTGCCACGTCTTCCTTTGACGGATCGCCCACAACGCCGGATTTTTCACGTTTGAAAAATCGGCATCTTGCCATGACCGAAGGCGGTTCCGCAATCAATAACGCCAAATCAGTTGACTGCAATATTAATTTCAATTTGGACACAAGCCAATATGTTATCGGTGGGTCAAGCGTTCGGGGATCTTTGCCCGATAGTATTTTTACGGTTGGCGGCAATTTGTCGGCCATGTTTGAAGATACGGCCCTTCTTGAAAAGGCGATTGATTCAACGGAAAGCGCCATTGTAATGACGTTTACCAATGGGGCAACGTCTATTTTGGCGATAACCATTCCGGAAGTTAAATACGAACGGTCAAGCCCAGGGATCGACGGTCCCCAGGGTATCGCTATCAGTTTACCTTTTTCTGCTTTTTATAACGACGCCACGCAAGCGACAAGCTTTCAGGCGGTTATTACCAATTCGGTTGCCCACGCGTAAATAAAACGCGGTTTTGATTCATTTAAAGTACAGGTATAACAGGAGAATTATAAAAAAAATGCGAGAAGTTAACATAAAAAATTCTAAAGGGAAAAGCCGGAAATTTAAAATAAGATCTTTAACCCGAAAGGAAATTAAAGATCTTAATAAATACGGTTACACGTATCTGGCTTGTCGGCCTTTGTATGACACGGCCCAGGACGCAATTGATAAGGCTTTGGATTATATCTTGAATGATGATGATCAAAAGTTTTTGGATGATTGCGATTTAAAAGAGGTCCAAGAACTTTGGGCGGAACTTTTAAAGGAAACCTATGGAGATCCTAAAGAAATAAAAAACTCCAAGACCATTACGGATTCTGGATTGACAAAAAAAGAATAGAATACTGCAAAGTCTGTAATGGTGAAAAAAAGCAATGCCTGGGTTGCGATTACGGCCAGGCGCCGGAATTGATGGAAGTCAACGCCGACGCCTGGAACATTTACCAGGAAATCAAAACACAGTTTCGGGCCGGTCCCATGGGGTTGATCGGTCTTGATTACAGGGAAATGCGGCAAGCCATAAGGGACCACGGACTTTCCCGGTCCCGGGGCCTTGAACAGAAAATAAAAGCGCTTGAACATACAAGGTTAACAAATGAATGAACTGTTAAAAATGTCCATAAAGGGTGCAAAATCGGCCCAGGCAAAAATTCAGCGCTACAAAGTTTCAAGCGAAAAAGCCATGAATACGGCAATGAAGGTTGAAGCTTTTAAGCTTAGAAATTTATTGCGTCGGGACTTATTACGGGGCAATCCCGGCGGCGCGGATCTGGCGCCCTTATCCCATATTGCCAGAAATATCTGGCGCAATAAAAACCGCAAACCTTTGGCAAAATTGCGGCCCGGCGTCCGATACCGGGTGTCAAAGCAAAAGCCTTATACAATCGAGGTCGGATTTGTTCAACCGGGGGCCGGATCCCATAAAATCTCGAATTCCTGGCGCCGTCTTGCAGATTGGCATCAAAAAGGATTTACCAGGACCATAACGCCGCGCCAAAGATGGTGGATCGTTTACCGGGGCGCCCAATTGGGCAAGGTTGACGGCGGGGATACGCCGTTTTTTTTAAGGAAAACGACCCGAACATTGACCACGCCCGCCCGGCCGATCATAGATCCATTCTGGCGGGCAAACCAGGCAAAGGCCCAGGCAAATATTAAAAAGAATTTTAAAGCCAAATTATCCGGCAAAAGGATATAAAATAAATGGCAGATACAAAACTTGAAATTGTCTTGACGGCAAAAGATTTGACGGGCCACGCTTTTAAACAGGTTGGCGGCGGGTTAAAAAAGTTAACCAGTTCGGTTTTTTCTTTTAATTCTGCTTTGGGTGCGGCGGCCGGGGCCGCGGGCCTGGGCTATTTTGTAAAAAAGAATCTGGCCGCGGCGGATTCGATCGCTAAAACCGCCGATACCATAGGCATTACAACCAAATCATTACAAGAATATCGTTTCATGGCCGATAGATCCGGGGTCGCGGTGGCGCAACTTGACCAGGGCCTTGGGGCTTTTTCAAAACGATTGGGCGAATTAAGACTGGGGACCGGCGCCTTGAATACCATTTTGTCCAAGCACAATGAAGAATTAAAAAATCAGATGATCGCGGCCGGATCCACGGACAAGGCCCTTGAAATCTTTTTTAATACCCTGGGCAAGATCGAAAATCAATCGGACAAAACAGCGCTTTCCGCCGCGGCCTTTAGTAGAACCGCCGGTATTAAAATGACCAATATGGTCAAGGGCGGATCAAAGGCCCTGGACGGTATGCGCCAGGAATTTTTGGACCTGGGGCTTGTCATTGATGAAAAATGGTTACGGCAAAGTGAAGCCGCTATAGATCAATTTACCAATTTGGAATATGCGGTTAAAACGCGCCTTATGAACGCGGTTGTCCAGACGTCGCCGCAAATTATCGAAATGGTCGGTCATATAACCGATTGGGTTGTTGAAAACGATAAATTTCTGGTTCAAGACGTCCCGGGCCATATCCGCGCCATGGGTAAAGAGGTTTCGGCGTTTACCGGTTCAACCGGTTTTAAATTAATGAAGGAATACTGGCAACTCATGGCCGGGGCCGCGATCGGGTCAAAGTTTGGCGGCGGGAGGGGTGCAATTATTGGAACGGGGGTCGGCGCCTGGATTAAAGTTTTCGGGGATTTAAAAGAGCTTACAGCCGGGCAAAGTATCGAGGTCAGGAAATTACAGAATGAATACGAACTTTTAAATTTACAGCTTAAACCGTTAAAAGGTACGCTTTTAGATCAGGACCTTGTCAAAAAGATAGAAGATCGCCAGGCAGCTATTTTATTAGAGGTTGCCGCCCTTAAAAAAACGGTTCCGGCGGCCAATGAAGCCGCCGACGCTTTGGCAAGAATGAACAATGAATTTTTATATTTTGGCGATTGGGATAATTGGGACGAAGGGTTAAAAAAGGTTCAGAAATTAACGGAATTTGTATCTTACCAGGAAGTTGAAATTCAAAAGGCTATTGCCGCCATACGAGAATATGAAGCCGCACAAACCCGATCCGTCGGGCAATCAACGCAAGATTTACATGGTTGGTATAAAATTGACCGGGATTCAACAAAACAGGATCCCGAAACCTATTATCAGGATTGGGTAAACGGGTATAACGACGCCCAGGAAAAACAAAAACAAGCCGCCCAGGATTCACTTGAAAAACAAACCGCCGCCTATGGCGACTTTGCCGAAACGGTCCAAGACTACACGGCCGATATTTTGTTTGAATGGGACAACGCATGGGATTCCATGTTGGACATTGTCAAAAAAACATTGGCGGAAATGGCCGCGGAATTATTGGCGCAAAAGTTTATTATCCCTATTGCCATGGAATTAGGATCCGCCGCCGGTCTTTCATGGAAAGGCACAAAGTTTGCCGATATGATCGGTCTTGGCGATTCAAAATCCATTGGTGGCAAAATCGGGTCCGGCATTATAGACAAGCTAACTAATTCAAAGATTTTCGGCGGTTTATTTGGTGGAACCGCCGTCGGGCCGTCTTATGGTCTTGTCGCCGGTGACGGTGGTTTTTCCGCCCTGGGCGCCGGTGGTTCTCAAATGGCAAGTGTGGGCGGATTAAAAGGTTTATTGTCCGGATCCGGTGGCCTGGGCCTGGCCGCTTTTGCCGCGCTTGCCGCGTCCCATATATCGAAAATGTATGCCGACAAACCGCAATTTGGTTTGTCAGGAATTAAAAAAGAAGATTGGTACGGCGGGACCATGTCAAATGATCGGGATATAGGCGAATATAAATTTGCTTTCGAAGATCTGTACGACGATTTTAAAAGTAGTCTTTTTGATTATCGGGTTTTTGCCGCGGATTTTGACAATGAACCGGCGATCCGGAACACGCTTTTTGAATATTTTGATACGGTTTTTACATCTATTGACGGGGCCATATCAACAAATATAAATGATATTTTAAAAGACTATGAAAATTTAGGGTCGTCTTTCAGGGTAACCGATGACGTATCATTTGAAAAGGCTTTTTCAAATCTTTCCGACGCTGTTTTTTCAGAAATTTTGGGCGGTCTTTTATTGGGCGCTTTACCCGGTTCCGGATCAATGGAAAAATCCATTAAAACAATTGTCGGCAGTCAATACGTCACGGCCGAATCATCCAAAAATAAATTATTGCCGCAATTGGGCGAGCGCGGTTTTTATGACAGCGCAAAGCCTTTTAATTCCGGCACAAAAGGGACCGGGGCCGATCCTTACCTTTATACCGAACCGATTTATGAAAATATAACCCATCAAGTTTCGGCCATGGCCGACGTTTTTAATACGGCGTTTTTTAAAGCCATCACGCCGGAAGGATCCACGTCATGGGACGGGTTTGTTGCGTTTGCCGATATCGCCAAAAAAACCGATAATTTCATGGAAAAGATAACCGATAGAATGGACAATTTTAATTTGTCCGCGGTTGACGCCTTTTCCCAGGTCGCCTTTATCACGTCCGCCCTGGATGATCTGGATTCTATTGTGGACGGTTTTGATATTGATCCTTTGGCAATTGCCTTAAAAGAATTGATAACCGGTTTTGATGATTTGACAAAATCATTAGAAGATAAAAACGCGTCGGTTGGCGATCTATCCAAAGCCAAAAAAAGCCAGGACGCCATTTTTTGGGAAACGGTCAAGGATTTGGGATCCGGCGCCGCGGCCACGATAAACAGTATGGCCGATTCAGTCAAAAGCTTTATATTTTCATCCGATCAATTAAAATTGCAGGGGATCGCAAGCCAGGCCGAACAGGCAACAACCTTTTTTAATGATATCTATGCCGCGGCCACGGCAGCGGGCAACGCCGATTATATTAATGAAGCCCAAAAATTAAAAGACGGGGTCAAAATTATTGTTGATACCCTGGCGCAAGTTTCGGGCCTGGAAATATATTCCGGACATTTAAAAACGATCGGCGGGGCCAAAGCCAGTATTTTCGGCCTGGATAATGAATGGTCGGCTATGAATATGGGTTCAAAATATGGGGTGGACCTGGGATCGACAAGCAAACAGGCAAGTTTTGTCAAAAGCGTTTTAGGCATGTCGCCCGGGCAATTTGTATCAGGGGCGGGCGCCTGGGGCGTTTCGGTGGATGATGCGGCCGCCGATCTTGTAACCCTTGCCGATATTGTTAAAAATACGTCAAAGGCGTTTGAAGATATAGGCGAAAGCGTTTCCGACGCCCGACTTTCCATTATCGGGCAATCGTCAACCTTAAGCCCTGATATACAGTTTCAAAATACATACAAGGCATTTAAAGCGGCGGGTGTCCTTGCTATGTCAACGGATACCGAAACCGCTTCGGCCGGTGCAAAAGATCTGGTCGATTTGTCCGGCCAGGTCTTAGCCTATAAAGAACAGTCAACCACGTCATTTTTTGAGTACCAGGCAATAGAAAGCGAAGTCTTAAGCACATTAAAAAAGGTTGAAGATTTTTCCAAAGACCAGGTCAAACTTTTGGACCTGGGGGATCCGGCCGGACAAATAACCGAATTGGGTAAAATTAACACGGCCATTGATTTTACCAATACGACCATAGCAAATCTTTTGACAAACACGACGTTTACAACGGCGTTTACCGGGTTCAATGATTTATGGAATAACGGCGCGGTTTATAACAAGTTAAACAGTATCGACATTAATTTGACCGACTTTTTAGATGGTATTGTTATTGGTAAAACCACGGACAAAAACGGTGCGGATATTATAACAACT